TTTGTCGTTAAATCTACCTGACCAAGAGCCTTATATATATCACTGCCTAGTTTACTNTCNCTTGCNCCTACCTTAAANGCTTGTGAAGGACGNTCAAGAAGGGCTAAGTAATCTAATAANCCTTTGTCATCGCTACCTCTATCCGGTATTTTAGTCTCAAATCTTTTAGATAAACCAGCCGCAAGGTATGATTTTTTTTCGTCATCTGATAAATTAAAAAATTTATCCGTAACTTGAGCCGTAAGAGTTTTACCTTGGTATGAGAATTTATATTCTGCCACTAATTTATGCCTAAAACTATATCAGATTCAGTTACTCCGGTGCCATCTACACCTCGTCTTCCTGTAAGGATTTCTATAGCAATGTTATCTTTTTCTGTTTCTGTTAATGGTTTTTCAAGTCCAGCAATTATATCTGATAAATCAATTCTGTTGTCCGCTATTAAAGTTCTTATTTTATTTATTGCTTGTGTTCTATTTCCATCTGCATACATTTTTTGAGCCTGAGCAATTTGAAACTCTGGCTTCAGTGTATCCATTACACTTGGCTGTCCTGTTAGTTGATCTTTTATTATTTGGGCTTCAGTTTTGCTTATTTCCAAAGGAATTCNTGCATATTGACTTGCCNTTTCAGGGTTCATACCTTCAGCCGTTAGCCTGTTAAATACAGTTCTTGCATTATCCGGCATACTTCCATTTTTATTTTTTATTGCTTCAAGTTGTTTTGCAGTTCTAAGGTTTCCTCTTGCTTTTTCTTTTCTTGCTAGATCATCTATTACAGATTGTCCATAATTGCTTTTGCCATAAATAGTATTAAGAATATTATTTCTAAATATAGCCTGTTGAACTATTTCTGCTTGACGTTTTTGACGCCTTGCTTCATCAACAAGACTGGTTGTATTTGATGATGGAACATAAGGAACTTCTCTTGGCGCTGTTACTGTTGTTGTAGGAAGTTGTCTATTACTAACTTGATTTGCAACAACAGGATCATCATCACTAAGCAATCCATAAGTAAGACCCCCAGCACCTACGGTTCCTGCTGTAGTTTTAATTGGGTTTTCTTTTGCATACCGACCTGCTGATCTTAATGCAGACAAACCTCTAGCCCCTAAATTTATAAGTGATGGTATAAACTGTACTGCCATTATCTATCTCCTACGCAAACGGCAATGCCGTAAAGTTTCTTAATGTTCCAACGCCTTGAGCATAAGGTGTAGGCGGCTTGCCTCCTAAAGAAGCGGCATATGCGTTTGCAATAAGTTCTCCAAAGAACTGTCTATCATATGGATTGTCTTCTTCCTCTTCTCTTTTAGCCATGTTTCCAGACATTGATGATTCTGTTATTGCAGGAGGAACTGCGTTTTGATTACGGACATTAAGAAGCCCGGCTCTATTTCTATTTATAATCATTTGTCTTTGAAGTTCTTCTTGAGTAGGCGTTCCTCCCCTACCATATTGTGGGCCTTGATACGTTGGTTCTAAACGACGAGTAGGATATATAGTTAAAGGATCAACTTTAGGATTTGCTCCACTTCTGGCACCATAAGCCGGTCTTAACCGTAGTTCTTCTTGCCGTCTTAAAAACTCCTGTCGTAACTCTTCTTCTCTTCGGCGTTTATACGCTTCAGTTCCAATTTCAAGTCTAGAAGGTAATCGGGGNCCTGTACTCATTATAGAGTATGCTGGTAATGTTCCTGTGTATCTTCCTGCCATATTATTCTCCTATTAACCTAACAAACCACTTGCAAAGTTACCTGCTTGCGCGCCGAGAGGCCCACCAAAATGCGGCTCCTAATCCAGTCATAAGACCACTCATAAGAGGATTCTGACCAGCAGGGCCAGTAGAAGTGACGTTAGAACCATAGTCTCCAGATATAGCCGCAAGATAATTCTGCAATCCGATTGTTGGTAGTTGCGATTCATAAGCATATCTATCAAGCGCGGCCTGAATTCCCTGCTGTTCTATACCCTGACGCTGTTGACCAACCCTGTCCATTACAGCAATGTTAGCCAAAGGAGCAGACATAACATCAGGATATTGCCCTAAGTAACTTGTTCCAATACCAGCGCCTGCGGCTCCCTGCTGTTGACCAAACTGTTGAGCGCCAAGACCCATCTGTGCCGCACCCATTCTACGGCCCTGTGCTTGATTGTAAGCGTCAAACATGGCTTTACCAATGTTATCTGTTACTCTTTGATTAGCGGCGGCTACAGCGTTAGCCTGAACTATATCTCCTCTAGTGCTACCTCCGGGGTTAAACTGAACTAACTGTGATCTTATACCCGGAAGAATTTCTCCTGTTAATTGGCCCATAGCCTCGTTTCTGTAAGCATCAGCAAGAGGATTAAATACTGAAGTATCTACTTCCCCACTAAGCAAACTAGAAAACTGAGCATCGCTAAATGGTGTTAGACCGGCATACTGAGATTCTGTCATTGGGCCTCTCATTGAAGCCCCATAGTCCATTAAATCCCTGCCGTACTGTAATCCACCTAACTGTGTAGTTTCTGCTCCTGCCTGTAAGTTTGCAGGGCGTGGGCCTGTTGCATATGTAAGTGCAGACCTTTGCGCTTCAAGTGTAGCAGGATCAAATGGAGCAATTCTAGTTCCAGAATAAAACGCTGGAGTCATTCTACCTGAAGTGTATAAATCTTCTGCTCGCTCAAAACCTGCTTTTAAATAAGGAACTTGCGCCTCATATGGCTCTGTACGAGTTGACTGTGTTTGGCTTCCTCCTGACATATATTACTCCCTCACTAATCTAACGCCTACAAGAAACGGACTTCCTGTAGATATTCCTGTTGGAAAATATGGATAATAATCATAAGCATCTCTATCATCTTCTGTGCCTGTTTCTACATAAACGCCATCTTCTCCACCTCTAAATTCATATCTAGGATATACATATTTATATCCTTCATCTACTGGCATAGGAAGTCCTGCTCATGTTGATCCTACTGGTTCAGGAGCGCCTTTTGTAGAAATAAATTCATCTTTACGGCTTGTAAAATCAGGTGCTTTATCTGGGGATGAACCAACTAATCCAACTAATTTATTGTAATTTAAAAAACCGGGAAGGTGTGTCATTCCACTTCTTGCGCCTGCTTCAGTGCTAAACGGACTGTAATCAGCCGCTAATAATCCCGACGCTAATGGTTGCGATATTGGTATTGGTGTTCTTACTGCCATTTTATTTTAATGTCCTTTGTTATTACTGAGTATTCGTGATCCCAATCTAATTTTTTTGCAAGACCTTTTCTAGTCCACGCTTCAACAGATGCACACCCTTGTTTAGCACCAAAAGCCTCAAGCACCTCTATAAAATCTTTCCAATGCTCATAGTCGTGACCGCTTTTAGTTGCAAAAGTAATTATTCTTAACACTTTTTTTCTTGGGTATTTTATTATTTCGGTAACTCCAGCACAAAATAATTCTTTATCTTTTATGCCAACCCATAATACTTGCATTTCATTTTTTATTAATTTAAAAATATCTTCTGAAAGTAATTCTCCTTCAGAATGTATTAATGCTTTATCTATTAAAGGCTGAACATCATCCCAAACATAATCAACATCTGTAGAGTCAACTACCAAAAGGCTGTCATTCAAAATTTAGACCATGAAGTTCCGTTAAATAAATATACTCCTTCACCACTACCCGGATTCCAATCAGTACCATCAGCGTATCTTATATCGCCTACTCTTGGTCGTACAGGAGGAACATGAATTCTTTCCAATCTAAATGCGGCTTGGTTATATATTATATTTCCAAGTCTTTTTAGTTCAGTTACAAGGTATGTACCCATGTCTTCTTGATTTTCAGGTATTGGCCCCGGCTCATATAAGGTAACACTCTTTTGAACCCTATCAGTATAAGTAGGCATTAGTAAGACCTTGATCCTCTTGACCCAACATTCTGTATGTCGATAGCATAACTATCTAACTCCCAATCCATATCTGTAGTAGACTCAAACTTAACAGCATAATACTTTCCTGTGCCTCTAACAGAAACTTTAGACTGAGTATTAGGATTAAATGTTACTGGAGCGCTCCAAGTTATACCACCTTCTGTAGACATTTGTGTACCAATGTATACGTTAATATCATTGGTGCTTGATATAGCCATGTTAGGGTAGATAGCGCTAATTCGTTTTACCATGTTTTGATTGGGCCTGCCAGACTCATCAAGACTTAGACCAGTCCTTTCAATATATGACTCCATGTTTGTTGTATCGTTTTTATTTCCAGAACGATCCCTGTACAGTTTTGTGTTTCCGGGGTCTGCAAACAATAAAACCTTATCCTGCAAATCATAACTCATAGTCCAAGGGCCAGTAGCGGTTTCCCAATAACCAGCAGTTTCAGCCCATGTAGTAGATGTAGTAGGGTTAGATACGTTACCGTAGCCCATATGAGCGCAGTCAGGTATATCTCTAATAGTAAACGTGTTNGTAACATAGTTCCATACAACTGCTTTNTTAGGAAAGTTAGTACCTCCACCATCAGAAGTAAAACAAAAAAGTATTACG